ACAGCGACATGGAAGACCACGCGCCGGATGAGGGGCGTTACGCCTGCATGTCGCGACCTTGGATTCGTAAGCCTGCAAATGACGACAAGCCCAAGAACTTGACCGGTTACAAAACCGCCTCTGGCGGCTCAACCTCTGACGATTGGAAATCATTCTAATGGCAGTTCCAGCATATCAGGCACCGTGCAAGCCAACCGACTACGGGTGGCGTGCCGGCAAGCCGGGCAAATAAGCACTGATGGAAACCCTTCCCGCCACAATCCCGCAGCGCTCCGCTACGCCTGCGATCGATCAGGGAAAGGATGAGGATTACTACGACATCACGCGCCTGCGCCGGCAGTGGAACGATTGGGCCTCTGCAAAGGACGAAGAAGGCCGCGAGATGGTCGAGTCTCGCCACTACTACCACGGCGACCAGTGGACCGAGAAAGAGATTTCCGCGCTGCGGCGACGCAAACAGCCTGTCGTCACGTCCAATCGGATCGTGCGCAAGATCGACGCGGTCGTGGGCCTGGTCGAGCGGCTGAGGCAGGATCCGAAGGCGTATGCAAGGACACCGAAGCATGACGAGGGCGCAGAGCTTGCAACGGCCACCCTTCGATTCGTTCTCGACAATAACGATTGGAAATCGAAGTCGTCCCGTATCGCCCGAGCTGGAGGGATTGATGGCATTTCTGGTATGGAATACGATCTCGTCCCCGGTGATGAAGGCGATCCATCCCTTGAGCTGCACATCGCTTACGGAGACGGATTTTTCTACGACCCTCGCTCGGTGGATGAAGGATTCACGGACGCCCGCTACCTCGGCATAGCCAAATGGGTTGATCTCGAACAAGCCAAGGAGATGTTCCAGAGCAAGGCCGACCAGATCGACAGCCTGATGGAGTCGGGCGCCGATCAGACCGCCGTTGTCGAGACCGACCGCTCCCGCAACTGGATCAACACCAACGAGAAGAAGGTTCGCCTCGCGGATCACTGGTACATCAAGGGCGGCAAGTGGCGCTGGTGCATGTATATCGCCAACGTCATGCTTCAGCAGGGCATTTCCCCCTTTATCGACGAGAAGGGCAAGACGTTCCCGCGGTATCGGATGTTCTCGGCCTCGGTTGACCACGACGGCGACCGCTACGGGTTTGTTCGCAACCTGAAGAGCCCACAGGACGAGGTGAACCATCGGCGTTCCAAGGCGCTGCATATCCTCAATACAAAGCAGATCATTCTTGAGAAGGGGGCGGTTGACGACATCGAGGTGACTCGCCGTGAGCGAGCGCGGCCTGACGGCATTATCGAGAAGAACCCGGGAATGGAATTGGAATTCCCGGACGCCACGGTGGACTTTAAAGGCCAACTGGAGATGCTCCAGGAGGCCAAGAACGAGATCGAGAACTTTGGGCCAAACCCGGCTTTGATCGGGCAAGGACTGGAAGATAGCTCCGGCCGCGCCATTCAGTTGTTGCAGCAGGCCGGAATTGCAGAACTTGGTCCGTATCTGTCAGCCTACAAGAACTGGAAGCTGCGGGTTTACCGTGACATCTGGAACATTATCCAGCGCTATTGGACCGCCGAGCGCTGGATCCGCGTCACCGACGATCAGAACCTCGCGCAATTCTTCCAGATCAACAAGCAGGAAATCGACGAGTACGGCCGGCCGGCGATTGTCAACGCGATCGGCTCGCTCGACGTGGACATCATCATCGACGAAGGTCCCGACGCGGTTAACATGCAGGGCGATAGCATGATGGTGCTTCAGTCGCTCGGTCCGCAGTTCATGGCGCAGTTCCCGGATATCGCGCTGGAGCTCTCACCGCTTCCAAACTCGGTCAAGAAGCCGATGCTGGACAAGATCAAGGCGAAGCAGGAAGCCCCGCCGCCGCCTGATCCTAAGGTGATGGCGCTCCAGGCCAAGGCACAGCTCGATGCCCAGACGGCCCAGCGTGAGGATCAGCGCGCCCAGGCGCAGGCTCAGCAAGACATGGCCATCGAGGCTCGCAAGCAGCAGATGGCAGAGCAGCAGGCTCAGATAGATGCGCAGCTAGAGCGCATGCGGGCTGCCAACGAGATCGAAATTCAGCGGATGAAGGCTGCGGCCGACATCCAGATTGAGCGCGTCAAGGCTGCCGTCAAGGCACGGCAGGACCAGGAAGCGCACGAGAACAACATGGACCTCGCCAGAGACAAGGCCGCACAGCAGGCCGCGCTCGCGAAGTCCAAGCCGGCTAACGCCAGCGCATAGATCGTAAGACCGGGACGAAACTCCGGACAGGACTACCCCGCCCGCCGGCAGCGACATGCAGGCAACACGTATGCGCCACGAAACGGCGAAAGGTGAATGACCATGAGTGACGTTGACCAAGGACCAAGCGACGACGAACTGTTTGCCGAAGCCGTCTCGGATGAAACGCCGGATGCCCCGGTCGTAACCGAGGAACAGCCTGTCAGGGATGAAGCTGGCAGGTTCGCCAAGAAGGAAGAGCCGGAAACGGCTGAAGTGGTTGCAGAGCCGGCGGCTGATAAGCCCGTCGTCGATGACAACGCTTCCCAGGTTCCTTCGTGGCGCGTTCGGGAGATCAACGAGGAAAAGCGCGCGGCGCTTGCTGAACTGGAAGCCTTGCGGGCCGAACGTGCCCAATGGCAGCGCCAGCAGCAGCCGAAGGCAGAACCGGAAGCAAAGCCGGCCAAGCCCGACCCTCTTCTTGATCCGGAAGGCTACGCCAAAAGCGTTCGCGATGAAATCCGTGAGGAGATCCTGAGCGAGCGCCGTGAGGAAAGCCTTCAGCGGGCCGCAGAAGCCCACCCCGACGAGTTCAAGGAAGCCTATGCCGCTGCACAGCGGGCTGTCGATCCGGCTCTCAGGGCTCGGATGCAGCAGTCCCGCGACCCCGGCAAAACGCTCCTGGAATGGCATCGTGACAACAAGGTCAAGGCTGAAGTCGGCCATGACCCGAACGCTTGGCTCGAAAAGAAGCTTGAGGAACGTCTCAATGACCCCGCCTTCCTGGCGAAGGCGATCGAGCGGTCCAAGGGCGCAACTCAACTCGCTGATGGTCGCCCCCGTGTTGACCTTCCACCCTCACTGAACGGCGCAAGCCGATCGAACGCATCGCTGAAGTCGTCCGCAAATGACGATGTCTCCGATGAAGACCTGTTCCGAGAACTAGCCGGCTGATCTGCTCTAACTGGCTGACGAAAACACCCGCCCTTGTGGCGGGTTTTTCTTTGCCCGGTTGGCGTGAGAGGCCATCAACAGAAAGGTAGCGGCCAATGGCCCTCACTGCGAACCATCCGAACAATGAACTGATCAAATTCCGCCGCAATGTCGCGACGGACTTCCTGCGCGCCTCGCGTTTTGACCCCTTCATGGGCAACGACTCCACCAATCCCATCGTGCGCATGTCTGACCTGGCCGGCGACGGCAAGGAAATCCGCATCCCGCTGGTCACCCAGCTCATCGGTAGCGGCGTGGGCGTCGGTACGCTGGTCGGCAACGAAGAGACGCTGGACAGCTACGGTATGCCCATGTGGGCAGACTGGGCTCGTAACGCGGTTGCGAACAACCGTGCTGCGAACAAGGAGAATTCGTTCTCCGTCCAATCGACTGCGCAGAGCCTCCTCCGTGGCTGGGCGCGCCGCATCGTCCGCGACGATCTCGTGGACGCGCTGCTGTCCATCCCGACCTCAGCGATCCAGGCCAACCGCTTCACGTCGCCGGGCAACCGGGTCAACGGCATCAAGTGGTCGGCCGCTACCGCCGCCAACAAGAATTCGTGGGTGACCGCGAACGTCGATCGTGTGGTGTTCGGCTCGGTGATCGCGAACTACTCCACCACCTTCGCAACTGCGGCGGCGAACGTCGACTCGACCAACGACAAGATGACTGCTGCGGTCGGCTCGCTGATGAAGAACGTGGCGCAGCAGACTGGCGTCTCGGCCTCCAACCCGGGCGTCTACAACGGCAAGCCCAAGATCACCCCGTTCCAGATCAAGGGCACCAACAACGACCAGGAATGGTATCTGTGTCTGCTCGGCTCGCGTGCCATGCGCGATCTGAAGGCCGATCCGACCATGTACCAGGCCAACCGCGACGCGCGTGAGCGTGAAAGCGGCGCCACCAAGAATAACCCGATCTTCACGGGTGGCGGCCTGGTCTATGATGGCGTGATCTATCTGGAGATTCCCGAGATCACCCAGCGCCTGCTTCTGACCGGCATCGGCGCCGGCTCGATCGACGTCGAGCCCGTGTTCCTGCTCGGTCAGAGCGCGATGGGCTACGTCATGGGCCAGATGCCGCGTCCGACCCGCCGCGATGAGACCGACTACGACTTCATCAAGGGTATCGGCATCGAGGCTCAGTACGGCGTCGGCAAGATCGCCAAGGCTCCGCTCTCGGTCGGTAGCGCCGCCACGGTCGGCGACCTCATCGATTGGGGCATGGTGACCGGCTTCGTCTCCGGCGTCGCAAACGCCTGATCCTTTTGAGCGGCCTTCGGGCCGCTCTTTCCCTTCATTCTCATAAAGGAGATGGCAGATGGCCACTCGTACCGACTTTACCCAGCCTCAGGCTGGTCTTCAGGGCGAAGCCCGCACCGTCAAGATGTTCGGGCGCCGTGTCACGCTTTCGGCAACCGATCTCGTCACCGGCAATATCGTGGAAGCCTTCATCGTTCCCGCAGGCTTCACCGTGACCGGCATTCTCGCGGTTGCGTCCGATATGGACTCGGGCGCGGCCCTGACGCTGAGCGTGGGCGATGCGGCAAGCGGCACTCGCTTCCTCAACGCCTCCACCATCGGCCAGGCGGGTTCGACAACCTCCACGCTTGCGACGACCGGCGTTCTGTTCGCCTACACGACCGACACCAAGATCCTGGTGACTTGCACGTTGCAGGGATCGAGCTCGGTTGCCGGCACGCTGGATCTCTATCTGCAAGGCTTCGTCAACTAAACGAACAATTGCCTGCCAATCGCGTTGACTGGCAGGCAACCAACTGGAGATTTTGCAATGCGCAAGGCAACTGCAACCTATCATGCGCCGGCAGGCGACAGCAAAGAAGTCGAGATCGGCGGCCTTCACTTCCGCGACGGTGAGCCGATCGAGATCAATTCGGATGAGCATCCGCATCTGATGGACAAGCTTCAGGGCAATCAGCACTTCGAATTCGACATGGGCGAGGATGACGAGAAGCCGCGGCGTGGCCGGCCTCCGAACCGTGACCTGAAGAAGGGCATGGAGGAAGCTCGGGATCACGATTTCGAGGCGGACCAGCGCGCCAATGCGGCGAAACGGCAGGCCGAGGCAGACAAGGCTTCGGCCGAAAAGCCGGTTACCTGATCCCAAAAGGCCCCTTTCGAGGGGCCTTTTTCTTGTGAGGGCCAATGTCCAAAACCCGCGCTGATATCCAGAAGAAAGCCCTCGACATTCTCGTGGGCGGAGATGTCGGCGCGAGCATGTCTGACGAGGACGCGACTGCGCTTGATGGGTACATTGATGCGATGGTCGCCGAGCTTGCAGCCGATGAAACGGTCTACATTGGAGACCCTGACGAACTGGACGATGCACTGTTCGTGCAATTTGCAAAGCTGGTTGCCAATGCTGCTGCCGAAGAGTTTGGCGGTAAGTCTGATGAGGCCGAGGCAAAGACCATGCGGAACCGGATCAAGACGCTGACGGCGCAGAAGCCAGGGTTTGGCCCGCAGCAAGTGGATTATTTCTAAGTGCCGCTGGTCCATGTTCCTTTTCCCCTATCGTCTGCGCCTGGCGCATCCGGACAGGAGAGCGCCGGCCGGCTCATCAACTGCTATGCTGAGCCTCTGGGCAAGGATATCGGCGGCCAGAAGGGATTCCAGCCTCCGGTCGTGGTATGGCGCAAATGCCCCGGGCTGCCGCAGTTCTGCGTCTCGACACAGAGCGGGTTTCGCGGCGGTCTGCTGGTTGGTAGCGCGCTCTATACGGCATGGAGCGGGAAGGCGGCCACCTATACGTCAGCGGGTGTTGAGGCCGTCCTGACAGGCACACTGAACGGCACGGAAAAGGTGTTCTGGGCTCGAAACAACAAGAGCCCGACGCCTGACGTGGTTTGCGTCGCTCCTGGTACTGGTGCGTTCTCGGTCTCTTCCAGTACGGTGATCTCATTCGCGGATCCTGACATCGGAACGCCCAACAGTGTCGGGTTCATGGACGGCTATTTCATCTTCACCTATGGCGATGGGACGATCCAGGCTTCCGGTCTGAATGACGTCACGATCGCCACGACAGACAAGACGAAGGAGCAGGCCAAGACGGGCGGCCTGACGCGGGGCCTGCCGTTCAACGGCCAATACTACGTCTGGGGGCCGAACTTCGGCGCGGTCTACTCTGATACGGCACAGCCGACCGGGTTTCCATTTACGCGCTCCTATGTGATCCAGCGCGGATTGCTCAGTCCATACGCTGTTGCCGGTCATGAGGACGGCTTCGGGTCTGCACTGATCTGGGTTGCAGACGACAATAGCGTAGTGCAGCACAATGGCACACCGAATCCGTTGAAGATATCGCCGCCCGATCTCGACCGATTGATCGCCGCGGTGACTGACAAGACCACGCTGGAGGCTTCCGTCTACATCGCCCAAGGTCATCCGAAGTGGGTGCTCTCGTGTCCCGCCTTCACTTGGGAATTCGACCTCGGCAGCCAGAAGTGGAATGAAAAGGCGAGCTATCAGCAGAGCCGATGGCGGGCGATTAGCGGTATCTCAGCTTTCGGGAAGTGGATCACAGGCGACACACAGGGCAACCGCCTACTGAATGTCAGTGAGCAGTCATATGACGAGAACGGCAACCCGCTCGCGTTCCAGATCGAAAGCGGGCCGGTCGTGAACTTTCCGAACAGAACGAAGGTCGCTCGAGCTGACTTCAATTTCGTTGTTGGGGTAGGGCAGGCCACTGGTCAAGACCCGATCGCAACTGACCCGAGTGTGGGAATTTCGTGGTCGGATGACGGCGGCATCTCCTGGAGCCAGGAGTTCATCCGCAAGCTTGGCCGGCAGGCGACACCGCAGCGCATCACGATGCTGCGGACGGGCATGACGGGCGTACAGGGGCGCCGCTGGCGGTTGAAGGTCACGGACCCTGTCTATGTTGCGTTCATGGGCGCGACGCAGGATACAGCCTTGAGGAACCACTGATGGCAAAGCCGCTGCCAAACCTCGACGTGCCTGTGATCGACGTCAAGACAGGGATTATGACGCAGGCTTGGTACGAATACTTCCAGTCTCGCAAGGGGCTCGCGAACCTGCCTGACGTTTCAACGACGGCGCCGACCAACGGTCAGGTGCTGATCTACAACGCGACCACCAAGCTTTGGACGCCGGGAGCGAATTGATGGCTGGCTTGTTCGATATTTTCAGCAACGACAACGCCGAGCAGGCGGCCAAAGACCGCAATCAGGGCCTACAGCAAGGCTATGATGCGCTCTCCGGGCTGTACGGGCAAGGCCGCGATGCGATCAATACCGGCTACTCGCAGGCGACAAATCTCTACGCGCCTTTGGTGGCATCAACTGGTGCTGGTGCGAAAGCTTACGGTGATGCCAGCGGTGCGAACGGCACTGCGGGCCTTCAGTCGGCCATGGATACGTTCAAAAACTCGGGTCAGTACGGCACCTATGGGTTTTCCCTGGATCAAGGCCTGCAGGCATTGAACCGGACGCATGCAGCCGCGGGAAACAGTGCTTCAGGTAATGCGGACGCGGACTCCATGAAGTTCGCGACGGGTTTGGCGGGGCAAACCTACGGCAGCTACTTGAGCGGCCTATCGCCTTACCTTGGCGCGAATTCAAATGCTGTTGCGGGCGCGGCAAATGCCGCGACTGGTGGGGCCAACGCGCTCAATGCGTCTTATCAGGGGCAGGGCACTGCGGCGAACGTGAACTACACCGGGCAGGGTGCGTCGAATGCTGCGGCCGACATGAACAATTACAATGTCAGCCAGAACATGTGGAACGGCATCGGTAAGGCTGTGAACCTTGGCGCCAGCCTGTTCGGTGGTTTCTGATGGCCGATATCGACGAGATCATTTCCGGCGCGCGCGGTAATACGCGCTACAATTTCGATGCGATCGGCGATCCCGTCAAGACGTTCCGCGACGCTCAAAAGCAGGCTGATGAAACCAATCTTCGGCGAGCGTTCAAGGATGGCGTTCCGCTCGGACCTGACGGCCAGCCCGATTTTGCCGCTATGTCAAAGACGCTGTTCCAGAAGGGCGGCCTTGAGCAGGGCGTCGCTGCCGCCAATCTTGATGTCAGCCGGCAGCAACTCGCCGCGGGGCAGAGGGATAGAGCCCTATATGCTGGAGGTGGCGGCCAGCCAACCCCTATCGTCTCTCCCCCGTCAGCCAACCGCGGCGCATCCGTTGCCGTTGCGGCTCCGCTCAATCGGGGCGGCGAGCAGCCGTCGCAGCCTGGCCAGCCGAAAGGAGGGACCACCATCATGGGCGTTCTCTCCGCGCAGGGTATCCCGAACGATCAGCTTGGACCGGCCTCGGCCTCTATCGCTCGGCAGATCGGCGTCGAAGATCCCAACGCTCCGATTGACTTGAATAATCCCCAGGTGCGCAACGTGCTTGTCCCAGCTATCCAGCAGCTCAAACGGATGGGTATCGGGCAAGTCGTGCAGCAGCAGCCCCAGACTGCACAGGCTGCGCCTCCGCAGGCGCCACAGCCGGGGCAGGCCATTCCCCAGCCGCAGCAGGCCCCGGCCACTGGCCAAGTCGCACCAGATTTCAATTCTAGATTTGGCGCCGCTCGCCCGGGTCAGGCAGACGCCGAACTGACGAGGCTGCGCTACCTTGCCGGCAGCACCGATAAGGGAACGGCAGAGGCTGCCCGGGCTGAATTGAAAATCAGGCTCGAAGGTCAGCAGCCGACCAATACGGTGAAGGAATATAATCAGGCCGTCAGCCAAGGGTTCAAGGGCACGTTTGAGGATTGGCAGAACCGCGGGGACGAAAACACCACGCAGCGCGATATTCTGACCAAAAGCCTCCTGCCGCGCATTGATAAGTCGCAGGAAACGGCATCGGCCGCACGGGACGATATTGATTCTATCCACCGGGCGCGTGCTGAGCTGGATAAGCCCGGCGGCATCATCAACGGCGCATTTGCGGATAAGAGGCTGTTCCTAGCCAAGGCCGCCAATCTATTGGGCGTCCCCAACGCAGAAAAGATCAACAACACAGAGGCTTATGGTGCTGCCATCGGCCAACGAGTTGCTGCGATGGTCAAGGCCTTCGGAAGCGGAACGGCCATCTCGGATGGAGACCGGCGCTTTGCTGCGGCTATGGCTGGCGGCAATATCGAGCTGGACGAGAAGTCCATGCGTCGCATTCTGGAAATTGGCGAGAAGGCCGCACGTGGCAAGATCGACTACCACAATGCTTCTGTTGAAAAAATTGTGAACGCGAATGAGGCGCTTAAGCCGGCACGAGACACCTTCATTGTGAAAGCTCCTGATGCTTATGCAAAACAGGGGCCGTTGCCAAAACTTGAAGCGGGGAAGACGCAGGTCAACGGCCTTACCTACAAGGGTGGCGACCCGCGCGACAAATCCAATTGGGTCCGCTAATGGCGCAACCTTGGGAAATGGATTGGGGTCCTCAAGAGGCCCCGACATCTTCGGCCACTGCACCAGCATCTTCAGCGAAGCCACCGTGGGAGATGGATTGGGCACCAGAAGAGAAGAAATTCGGGCTCAGCGATACTTGGCCTGCACAACTCGCAAAAAGCATTTACCGTGCCGTTACGTTGCCCGGCGAAGGATATCAGGGGAAGCTTGCCGTTCAGCCGGAAAAGCCCGGCTGGATTACGGAGGGAGATATCGCCAACCAAGACGCGGTTGACCAGGACATCATCCATAGGTCTTTCGATCTGGCTGGCGTTGCTTCTCCAGCTTCTGCCGGTTCAAAAACTGTCGCCACTCCGGCCATTCCTCGCCCTGCTGCACCAGCTCCGACAAATGAAATTGTCAATGCCGCTAGTCGCGTTTCTGAGGTCGCTCCTGAAGCTATCAAGGTGCCCCGAGCATTCGCGAGCGATAATATGGCGGTTCAGCGAACCGCCCAAGGCATCCGAAATATTCCTATCGTTGGCGATGCCATCCCGCGGGCAACCGGAGAGATGGCCGATCAACTCGGCGGCGCAGTCAATAGCATTGCTTCCCACTATGGCGAGGGAAGCGGGCCTAACGTTGCAAACCGCATTCGAAACACGATCGGCGGTGCGGCAGAACGCGAAACGCAGACGGCCAAGACCGCTGCCGATAGCAGTGACGCGGCCGTCCTGGCTGATTGGGAGCGGGCGCATACCAGCGCGCGGGACGCGATCGGCGCGGCCGAGACCGGCGCTGCGGATGCGGCAAGACGTTCTGTCGGGGATATGTCGCCCCAGGATATGGGGGCGACGCTCATTGCGCGGCTACGACAGGGCGAACGGGAAGCGCATGCCACGAAAGAGCGTCTATATGGTATTGCGGCCAATAGTGACGGCGCGATCAATGCTAATGCGGTTCGCGGCATTCGGAACGATGTAACTCGGTCGCTGGACGAGCAAGGATTGATTGTAGATCCGCAGTTGACGCCAGCGGCATCTCGGATGGTGACAGAGCTCGACAACATCTCCAACCTGAATATTCCGAACCGGGTGGCTCGCCCGACTTCAATGGCGCAGGGGGACGTTGAGACGGCTGCGGTCAGCATGCAGGGCCTTGAGCAGACCCGGAAGCGCCTCAATGCACTATCGCAGGCAGCATCCAATGACGCTGATCGGCGTGCGGCCCGTCACGTCATTCGGGCTTATGATGATTGGCTCGGGAATGCATTCGACAATTCCCTGTTTTCTGGGAGCGACGAGGCTTTGCAGGCTTACCGCCAAGCCCGCGCGGCCAATACAGATTGGCGGCAACGCTTCGGGTTCAATGCGCGAGATGATGCGGATCGGATCGTTAATCGCATTGTGACGGGCGAGGTCACCCCACAGGAGGCCGCCAATTATATCGTCGGCGCCTCTAAGGTCGGTGCCAAGGGTGTTTCGTCTCGATTGCTGACCAGATTGGCTGAGGCAACCGGAAACGATCCAGAGGCTCTACAGGCCATTCGTGGGGGTGTCTGGAATAGGCTATCGCAGGCGACGGAGGGCACGGCCGCAAAACCCGCAGCCAAGGTTGCCGACGATATCGGGGAGTTTCTGAACGGATCGGGGCGTGACGTAGCTACCCGGCTGTTTACGCCGGAACAGCAAGGAGTCATGCGGACCTATGCCGAGACGCTTCGACGTGGCGGGCAGGCTCGCGAAACTCTGGCTGAAGCAGCAAAAAATTCAAAGCCGAGCGCGTCTTCTCCGCAAGTCGGCCAGATGGAAGAACTCGCAAACGCTGTTTTGGGCAAGGGCGGGAAATCCGACGAGGCGTTGTTTAACGCCATTGACAACTATGCGAAGTCGGGCAGCCGGGCTGATGTGAAAACGCTCGCGGACATCGTCCGGAATATTCCAGAGCAGAGCCGAGGGGATCTGGCGGGTGCCGTCATCAGAAAACTCGGGCAGTCGAAGCAGACCAACGACTTCTCTTTGGATATGTTCGCAACTCAATGGAATGACTACACACCTCAGGCAAAAGCTGTTTTGTTCGGAAATGCTGGGCCACATCGCCAGGCGCTAGATGACATTGCCATGATTTCGCAGCGCTATAAGGACATTGGGAAGAGATTCGGGAATCCGTCCGGGACAGCGCAGAATGTGAATTTTGCGGCTACGGGCGCATGGGTATTGGCATCGCCGTATACAGCTATTCCGAGCCTGCTCGGCGGGGCTGTTGCCGCTAAAATGTTATCGTCCCCTGCCGGCGCGGCCAGCCTCTCAAAATGGGGGAGGGCTTCTATGGCTGCGCAGGCATCTCCTACACCGCAACGGCTTGTGGCCTTTCAGATTGCGTCGCGGAATCTGTCAAATACGGCTTCTGGCTTCGGCGCCAATATATCGCCAGCGGATCTTATGCAGATGATCCAGTCCCCTCGAAAGGCCGCAGCCGACGATCAGCAACCCAATGTTCCAGGGCGCGTAAGCCAGTAAGATCACGCCGACAGAATAGATCAGTAAGGCCGTCCGCTGGGGCGGCTTTTTCATTGAGGCTTCCACATGTTCAAACGTCTCTGCCTCGCTCTTGCGGGGCTTTTTGCGCTGGCCAGCCTAGCACAGGCCGCCGGAACTGTCCCGGGCTTTAGCCTGACGCCGCAATTCGATCTGACGGGAACAGTCGCTCCCGGTTGTAAGCTCTATGTGATCCAGGCTGGCACTACCGCGACGCCGCAAAATTCCTATTCAGACTCGGGGCTTACGCAGCTTTTGCCGAACCCTCTGACCTGCGATGCCGGCGGCAGAATCCAGCAGTTCTTCGTCGCTGACGGCTTGATCAAGCTGCGGCTCACTAAATCCAACGGAACGCAGATTTTCGTCGGGGATAACCTGCTTGTTGTCGGGTCTTCTGGCGGCGGCGGTGGCGGCGGCACGATTGATCCGACTACGATCGCCTCAACGGGAGATATGAAGGCAGCCTATGGCACGGCTATTCTGTCGGGCTGGGTCCGTGCAAATGGCCGGACCATCGGGTCAGCAACGTCAGGCGCGACCGAGCGCGCTAATTCCGACGTTCAGGCGCTGTTTGTTTATCTGTGGGGCGCCGATGCAAACCTGGCGGTGAGCGGCGGCCGTGGCGTGTCAGCGGCGGCCGATTGGGCTGCGAACAAGACAATCGCAACGCCTGATTGGCGCGGTCGCGCCCTTGCCGGCCTTGACGACATGGGCAACAGCGCGGCGGGGCGGCTCACGGCCACCTATTTCGGAACGGTGGCGACCGTGCTTGGTGCGGCGGGAGGGACTGAAAGCAGGACGCTTACTGCGGCTCAGCTTCCATCGAGTATCCCCTTCACCGATCCGGGCCACACACACGCAGCTCAATGGGAAATGGGGAATTCGACTGGCACTGGAGACTTCCCACCTCGCGGCGTCACTAATACCGGCGTGTTCAAGACTGTTACGGTTTCCAGCGCGACGACGGGCATCACGATCAATCCGAGCGGTGGCCAAGCACATGCGACTGCTTCACCGATGATGCTAGCAACCTTCTATCTGAAGCTTTGACCATGAGCATCACCCTTAGTTCTGCCACAACGAACAACGCGGATTGGAAGACGCAATTCCAGTTCAACGATGCGGATACCGGCGATCTGATCGATTTCACGGGCGCAACTATCGAGGTGTCCGTCAAGGATTTCGACGGCTGTCAGAAGATCGAGGCCAGAACTGATAACGGCCTTATTGTCATCGTGAGCACTGGAATTTTTGAGGTGGATGTACCGGCCTCGACGATGGCTAGTCTCTGCCCTGGCACGTACAAGATTGGTGGCGTCTATTCGCTGAATGACGAGACGATCTCGCTCTTTACTGGATCGCTCGCGGTCATCTCTGGGGTCGCTCACCTATGACAATCCCAGTCCTGAAGATCAAGGTTCTCCCTAAGCCGGTTGTCAAAGGGAAGATGGATGTCCGCTTTCCTGCAAACGTAATTGCCGATGATTTTCTGACTGTCTTCAAGGCGAACGGAGCCTATACTTTCGGAGCGGACTACACTCTTCTTGATCCAAGCGCGATCATAGATGCTGCATCATCCCTTATCGCAGTGTATGACCAGAGTAGCCAAAGCTGGAAGGTGAACACGGTCGCTGGGTTGCTCCAGCAGGCACCTTATGTCGAGCAGCATATTACGGGACCTGGCCCGGTCACAATTGCAAACAATGCCGGCGTCGTTCGCGTCAATCAAACCGTTGGGGCCGCCATCACTCTTAATATGGGTCCTTCAGCCTCTAAAACTTGTCCAGTTCTGATAAGCGACTGGAAGGGTGACGCAGGGACAAACAACATCACGATCAATCTCTCTGGAAGCGACAAGTTTCCCGGGAATCTCACGAGCTGGAAGATCGCGGGTGATACCGGCAGCGTCTTCCTGAGGCCAATTGGAGGCGTCGGGTACGCACTATGAGATATCTGCATAAGCTTGTTCTGATGGTCGCCTCGGCGGCCTTTTTTATTGCCTCATCTCAGGCGCAGAATACCGGCACGGTATCCAACCATGCCGTTCCGATCGGGAAGGGTCCCGGCGTTTCCGGCTACACCAGCGTAGCGCCGGGTGCCACGGGCATCCCGCTTACGAGCAACGGCGCGGGTGTAGACCCGTCGTTCCATGCCGTGACGAATGCCGGCATCGCGCCAGGCGCAGCCAATACGGTGAAGGGCTCCGTCAACGGAACGACGACAGGCGACCTTGCGATTGCCTCCTGCTCGTTGGCCTATCAGTTTACGCAGTGGGTCACAGGTACGGGCTGGCAATGCGGTCTTAACCCGGTCTTGCCATCCCGTGCGGTAGCGCTGACGCTTAATCTATCGGCGTTCTCTGTTGTGACGACGCAGGGATATGCCACGGCCGGTGATGGTGGGGGGGCCACATTCCAGAAGCAGGCGGTCGGAACGTCGTTTATCGATCAGAACCTCGCTAATGCGCCATGCACCATCGCGGGCGGTAGCGCGTACACAAACGGCACCTATTACGGCGTCTTTCTGACGGGCGGCAGCGGGGCGCTGGCGTTCGCTGTCGTCACGGTTTCGGGCGGCGCGGTAACAGCCGTGGATGTCACGTACTCGGCAGGCAACAAGTATAAGGTCGGTGATGTCCTCACCGCGGCTGCATCCTCGATTGGTGGCACGGGAAGCGGCTTCACGTGTACGGTCAATGCGATCGTCTCGGCGAAAGCATCGTTCACCGATACCGCTTCCAACCCGTGGCAGTACGTCGTTGATAGCGGCGGCATAGCCAATACGCGGCAGTTCGGCGCAAAAATTGATGGGTCAACGGACGACTTTGCGAGCATCCAATCGGCGCTTTACTTTGCAAACTATACCACCGATCTCGCCGTTGGTAGCATCACCGGACATTGGGGCGGGAAGGTATTTCAGCCGAGAGGTGCTTCGAACGTCTGCGGGACCACGACGGTTTCTCTAGTCGTCCCACAGGGTGTGCGCTTTGAGGGCGAGGGTCCTTATTCGTCTATCCTCGGCGTTTGCCCGACGTTCTTCGCTGCAACGCACTTCATTGAGCTATGTAATCCTAACTGGCATTTTGCCTGCTTCGATGCGCGCATTGAGGCCATGGGCCTAACGGTGACCCGGTCGCAGGCCGCAAACGCCAACATCGCCATGGTTCATAGCAACAACGTCCAGCACACCGGCGGACTGGTGCAGGTCTATATTCAGGCTGGCAATCGCACTTGTTTCTTCTATCAAAAGGGGTACGGCGGCGCGTCTTACGTCACTTACGAAGACGGCGAATGCGGATATAACGGTTCTAATTTCGGCATCCGCATCGGTGACAGCACCGCAAGCGGGATGAACGTAAGCGGCACCGTTTTCGATATGAATAAAATGGTCGTCGGCGGCCCGGCAACCGCTCCGCTCGCTGCGCAGGCAGCATTCGTTATCCAAGGTGGGTTGGTTCAAATTCGAAACAGCCATTCGGAGCAAATTCCGCAGGGGATTGTCATCGACAGCCAAGGTGCGTCCGTTGCCTCCACCATGGTGAAGATTTCAAACTACAACGCCGGCTCTGGCAGTGTCACATGCACGGCTACCGCGCAGATCAATAGCACCAACATCAGCGGCAACACTATTATGGAGATGGTGCCCGGCGGAAGCTGCACGGTCGTCGTCGCCAACGGGTTGGGCGCGAACGTAACCACCAACATCGTCCAGCAGACCAAATTCACGCCGAACGCCACCACCTTCTAAGAGGCTGATATGCTATTGCTCGCAACCACCATCTGGTACTTGGTTATCACGCCGCTCCCAACCGGGGACGCGCCCGACGCGCGGCTATATAAGAGCATTGAAGTCGAGAGCGCGGAGTTTCCGAGCAAGGCCGACTGCACGCAGTTTGGAACGCAGCGCGGGCAAGCCGAACTGGACAAGGTCTACGCCCCGTCTGTGCATCCCGCGATCGTCGGGGCATTCAACTGCTTTTCACGCATCAAGCCCTAATCACCAGATCCCGCCACGCTCCTCAAGCTTGTCGATTTCAGCCTGTCGAATTGGGTCAGGCTTGTTATCGCTCAGCCACTTTCGGAAGAACTGAATTAGACGGTGCAGCATAGGGTTGTCCTCCTAGAGGAGTCCTACCGCTGGGCCTTCCGCCTGTAAAGCCGCCTCCGGGCGGCATTCTCATGGGAACAGTCATGGTAGACCTCAACGCCCTTACGCGGGCGAACGCTGATCGCTGGTCCAAAGCCAAGCTCACGCGCGGGCCTGAATTCATGCAGCCGGCGAGGGTCGCCGTCGCCAACAAGGGCCGGTATCTCGCCATCGCGCGCTCTGCCGGCATGCCTGACATCGCGTGGGTCTTCATCGCGGTCAGCCACTATCGGGAGTCGTCGCAGGACTTCAGCACTAGCCTGGCGCAGGGCGACCCTTGGAATCGGGTCTCAACCCACGTCCCCGCCGGCCGTGGCCCGTTCAAGTCGTTCGAGGAGGCCGCGGTTGATGCTCTGGTCAAATGTGGTCCCTACGCGGCCAAGCTCACGGACTGGAGTATCGCAGGGATGCTCACGAACCTGGAGCGGTTCAACGGCGTCGGGTATGCCAATAGGGGACAGCCTTCCGCCTATGTCTGGAGCGGGACCGATCAGTATGTGTCAGGCAAGTACGTCAGAGACGGCGTGTACGATCCCGACAAGGTGGATGAACAGCTCGGGGTCGCCGGCCTGATCCTGACCATGATGCAGCTCGATACATCGATCAAGTTCGATGGTCCCGCGCCTCAGGTCAAGCCCAAGCCCATCATTCCCTCTACTCAGGTCGTGCGGGACGGCGTCTGGCTCCAGAACAGCCTCAACCGGCTGGGAGCAAGCCCAAAGCTCGATCTCGATGGGATTGTCGGGCCTTCCACGAGGAATGCCGTCCGCGCCTTCCAGTTGGCCGCTGGGATCACCGTGGACGGGCTGACCGGGCCAGAAACGTTTGCGGCGCTGGACAAGGCGCTCGTAGCCGGGAAGCCCGTTCCAACGATGCCCGTTCCCTCTGACATCACTACCGGCGAAAAGATCGAAAACCTCGCCGGTTCATTCTGGTCTCACGTCACTGATCTGTTCAAATCCAAGGGGCACTAAATGACTGGCTTTCTACTTGTGCTGGCGCTGATCGTAGTGCTGGCTCTCCTCTATGCGCTCGTCCTACGGAAGTGGCTTAAGAGCCAGCCATGGGCTCAGGGGTTCTTTTCTGCGATCGAGCCCATCGAGATTTTTTTCTTCAAAAAGTCGGAGACGGTGCTGGTTGGCCGGATCGTGTGGTTCAGCGGATTGCTGGTCACTGCATACGACGGCTTTATGGCCTATTTCAGCTCGCTCAATTTCGCGCCGCTTACGACAAGGATAATGGATTTCCTGCACGTCCCCGAGGACTTGCGAGCGGTCGTGATAAGCGCCTTCGTGACTGCCCTGGGCCTTGCGATCGTCCGGCTCCGCAAGACCACCACGAAGCCGCTTGAGCTCGTGGCCGTCCCCGACGCGCAAGTCACGCCGGCCGCCGCTCAGGCCATGGCGCAGGCTGAAACGGCCAAAGACAAGGCTGTTGACGCCGTAGCAAAGACGAACGCCTGATGTGGACATTCCTGACGAGTCTGTTCACCGGCGGCCTAGGCGCGCTGTTCGGTGTTTTCGGCAAGACCATCACGGATATCCACGCCGACAACACGACGCGGTATAGGAACGAGAACGACGCCGGCAATACGCTTGCGACCACGACCGCGGACGCCTCGGTCAAATCGGCTCAGATAAGGGCCGACGTGCAGAAGTCGCAAGGGACATGGGGGCCGTTCGGATTGGCCGGCTTCCTGATCTCGATGGCCTTTGCGTTCCATGTACTGATGATAGTGATGGACTCTACAAGCTGGCATCTCGTCCCGACCATGAAATTCTACCTGATTCCGTGGCTCCAATGGCAGGAGCACGTCGTTGGTTCATGGCGTATTGCGACGTTGCCGGGGAAATTCGAGGATACCGAGCACGCAATCCTGCAAGCTCTGTTCTATGTAGGGCCGCCTAGCGCCGCCCTGGTCATCGCGTCGAAAGCGTTCCGTAGATAACAAGCGGCCCGCCATTCTGGTTGCACAGCATGGCGAGCCTGACCACCCAATTAACCCTCAGACAAGGGCTAAATATGATGGCTGCCGTAAATTCAACCATACGTTTCCGGGGTGGCGATGCCCAAAATTGCTCATCGGTTGCGTCAGGATGACGGACCAGGACAACATTACGGACGTTCAGAAAGCTTTCCTGAAAGGCATGACCGATCAACGGGCTGCCAATATGTGGGACGCCGCGGACTTCATCGCGGACCTCTCGCCGGAGACGAGGGAATTTCTCCGCAAAGCCGACAAGCAGACGATCAGCCAGCTCGACGCTACGTTGAAGTTCATGAACGCGACCGGGATTGTCTGGAAATTCCTGCTCGCCGGCGGCGTCACGCTCTTCGGCTTTGTCAAAGCATGGGAGTGGCTATCGCAGTTCTTCACGGTCAAACTGAAGTAGCAAACGGTCGTGCGTCGTGACCGACCGCATCCATGCGATCGATCCGACGAAAAATGTCCTCGATCTGGTCCAAGCCGCGATCAAGCGGCAGGACGATCTCAGGGACGCGGAGACGCGGCGTATCAACGAGCTTGCAGCGCAAAAGCTGATGTTCGATCTCGAACTGGCGAAGGTGCTGCGAGCGAACCAGGATGCTGCCTCTACGCTGCTCGCAACGCAGCTCAAGGAAGTCAAGAACGACCTTTCGGATCGCACTGCGAAGCTGGAACAGTTCCGATGGGAGACCGGCGGGAAGTCGCAGGGCACCGCAAGCATCATCCTCGGAATTACGACGGTTATCTCAATCTCAATAGCGCTCGCTGCGCTGTTCCTACGGCACTGACATGCCGATCCTGCTCAAAGCCAAGTGTCAGATCATCAAGCCCACGTTCCGCATCGTCAAATCGCAATTTGATATCGACCCGGAGCACGGCCTCTACGGGGAATATGTCGTGGTCAACCTGATGCGAGAGCGCGGGGATCTGATCGACGGTAAGCGTTACGAAATTTCGATCCGCATTTTGAACTGAAAGGAAACGCACATGATTGGTCTTGCGATCTCGATCCTATGGCTCCTGATCGGGGTCATCGTCCTGCTCGGCGTCGTCTGGCTGGCACTCTATGTCGTCAAGCTGTTCGCCGCGATTCCGCTGCGCATCGAGCAGGCTGTATGGGCAATCGTCCTGATCCTGTGCCTGATCGGCGCACTGACGCTGCTTGCGGGGGGTGGCGGAAGTATGCGCTTTCCCTCCATCCGATGAGAGCCAGGTCGATGATTTACCGCCTGTCCCTCCTGCTCCTCCTGACATCTGCCGGGGCTGCTGAAGCCAGCGCTTACCGCCCCGGTGAAGGCCCGTCATTCGGTGCCTACTCTCAGGCCTACGTCGATCGCCAGCAAGCCAAACGCTGGCGCGAGCTCTGCAAGGGCGGCGGCCGATACCAGGCCATGAGCGAGGCCTACGAGGCCGGCAAACCCGACCCCTGTAACAAGAACTAATCTCTTACAAACTGGAGACTACCAATGCTGCGCATTATTGCGACGGCGCTCTTTGCGCTGCTCTTTGCTACCTCGGCTGAAGCGGCTAGCCGGGTCTGGATTTCGGAATATGGCGTATTGGGGTCTGCCCAGAACGGCGTTCCCCAAATCGCTGCGATGCCGGCGCTTGTAATCCAATCGACCTTGGATCTCAGTGGAGGCACCGCGCAAACTTCCGCGGCATTCGGCGGCCAGACAAAGTTTATCCGCATAGTATGCGAGGTCCAATGCGCCGTTCGCGCTGATGGCTCGGCCGCAACGACATCATCGACTTTGCTGCCTGCTCTTTCTCCTGAGTACTTCGGCGTCCAAGTCGGCGCTACCGTCTCCGTTATCGCGGCGCCCTGATCATGGCTCTGGGAAAACTAGGAGCTCGGGGCGGGTTTGGCTCCCTCGGAGCCCGTGGGAAGGCGAGCGGGGGCAGCGCGCCCGTCGTCACCACTCTGCTGGGCGCCGGCACCCTCAACGCCGCGGCTGACCTCTCATTCAGCACCTATAACGGCCGGGCTGTGTCCATCGTGGACGCCTTCGCCTACAATGATACGTGGGTCAATTTGCAGGCGTGGGCCACGACGGAAGCGGGCAGGGGCGCCAACTACGATATTTGCTGGGCCATCGGCATTCCCTACACCAAGGCGATGTCCGACGTTAACGCCGGCACCGAGGACAGCCAGTACAACACGCTGTTTGACACGATCCTGGCCGCGCGGCCGTCGCAATCAACGATCTATCTGCGCATTCTCCCGGAGTTCCAGCTCTCCGGAAAGCCTTGGTATTCGATCGGCGCGGAGACGGCCTACAAGGCGGCGTTTATCCGGATCGTCGGGCTTGCCCGCGCGAAGTCCGCCAAGTTCAAGATCATCTTCAACCCGAACTACACGACGGCTGCCTATGACCCGATGCTGTCATATCCCGGCGATGCCTACGTCGATGTGTTCGGGCAGGACGTCTACAAGATCTCTGTATTCGATGGCAACGGCGCGGCTGCCTGGAACGCCCGCCTGACCGAAACCTACGGCCTGAACTGGCTGGTTTCAACCGCCGCAGCGCACAGCAAGCCAATCTGCATCCCGGAATGGGGGGTGGACAACAACGCCGACGGCCCGTTCATCGCGTCGATGGCGGCATGGCTGACGGCGAACCATGCTCTCTTCCACTGCTACTTCGATGTCAACAACGACATCTATCATTACAACAGCATCAGCAATCTGCAATATCCGCTGGTCACCGACGCCTTCGTGACCGCGTTCGGCACGCCGACGGATACGGCTGTCGCAGCCTATCGCACCACCACGCAGACGATGGTCTCCGGCCGCACGCAGACCTGCGACGTGGAGCTGATTCCGCCGCTTGGTGCCGAGTTCGCCATCAATATGTGGTGGCGTGACGTCTCAACGGTGGAAGGCTTCCTGTTCAACCTGCATGAGCCCACGGCTGCGCAGGGTGCAGCATCCATCGGCGGAACGACACTCCAGTCGCTCTGCCTGTATTTCTCCGGCATCTCGATCGCCACGCTCAGCCTGCAAAACCTGTTCTATCTGACCGGGATCGACAAGGCAGGCAACAAGCTCAACGCCTCGACCATTGCCGTGAATACCTATGGTTCCGGCTATGGCGTCACCTCGACCGAGGCACAGGTCAACAACGGCGGCACGGCTGCGCTGGTCACGGTCCAATACCGCTCCGGGAATATGGAGCTTTGGATCACCTATCGCGGCATGGCTCCCCGCAGGATCATCTCCCAAGCCTGCACGTGGACCGGAACGTCGAAGTCGCTCTATTTCCGGGTAGGAAGCTCAAACACCACCATCAACTCGACCGGCTCGATGGAAATCGAGATGCCGATCGTGATGCCGACGCGCAGCATGTCGCAGAACGAGATCGCGCAGCTTTCCAACGGCGTCAGCCCCGAGAAAATCAATATCACGGCTGAGAAGGCGTCGGCCTCGATCAAGTTCGCGATCGTCACGGATGGCACCACGACTGCGGCCGACCGCGCGGATGCGGCCTGCCCGGTGGACGGCAACACGCTGACGCTGAATGGCGCGGTCTATACCTTCCGGACCTCACCGTCCCTCGCCAGCGAACTCAAGACCTATACCGACATTACCATCAACCAGGCCGTCGCGACGGATGGAACGTTCACATTTGCGTCGGCGCCGGCCATCTTCCCGGTCAACGGGCAGCATGTTTCACTGCACAAATCGACGATGCCGAGCGCGATCGATGCGCGTCTCAGCTATTACGTCGTCAATGCGAACTCCGGCCTCAACACCTACCAACTTTCGCTGACGAATGGCGGCGCTGCGCTCACGTTCTCAGCCGGCGCATCCAGTGCCGCCGCGCGTCTGTCCTACGTTCCGCAGATGCTCGACGACCTCTGCACGCAGTTGAATGCGCTGACCCCGAGCACGGGCGGCGCCTCGAACGCGACCTATGAGGCCTATGGCTCGGATACACTGGTCATCACCCACCGCACCGCGGGCGCTCCGAGCGTTGCCTTCCCGTCGTTCACGTTCGACTGCAACGCAACCAACGTCAAATTCCCGACCAACAAGCGCCTTGCCCTGGCGTGGGCCTACATCACCGATTATACCGGCTTCAAGATCGGCCTGCTCGGCAGCGCTGGCGGTATCCGCCGCCGCTCGTCCGCATGGGTCACGCCTCCCGGCACGGCCCTTGCCCCGAACAGCCAGGTCACCGGAGCGATGCTGGTCAATTCGTGGACCGATGGCATGGTCACGAACTCGGTGGGCGGCACAAGCTCGCTCGCCCTCTCGGGTCTCTATACCGGCATTGCGCCCCCGAGCGGTGCCCAGCTCAAGCTCTACGACCAGAACGGCAATACGCAGATCCACGACTTCACGTCGCTGACCTCGTTCACGGTCAACACGACGGCCAAGACCTGGACCGGCAAGATCACGGAGTCCGCTGCCAAGAAGTGGAGCAGCCTTCAGGTGCGGAAGACCGGCTCCTCTCAGGTCCACGCGCAGAGCGAGCTCCGGTTCGGGTTTGGCTATGTGGTCCTCGCCCATGGCCGCAGCCATGCGACCGATTGGTTCAACGACTACGCGACCAACGATGTCGCCCCGAATGGCTTCCTCAGCCAGTTCAACGGGACCGGGATGGTCTCGGGTGCGAACGGCTCGTTCCCGATTGACAACACATGGCACGTCTACGTCGGTGCAACGACCGCTGGTGCGGGTGCCGTGGCGTTCGGCAACAAGGTGTCCAATGCCAACAGCGCTTGCGTGGCCTATATCTCCCGCGCGGTGGGTGGCGTCTCGTTTGCGACCCTGACCGACGTCTCGGTCTGGACTGCTTTCCAAGCCGATCTCGCGACCACCTGGGCCGACACGTCTCTGATGGCGCCGGCCGCTGCGATGATCTGGACGCACTCGGCAGAGGATTACGGCAGCGTCTCGACCGGCTTCCTGTCACAGCTACGAACGATGTTGACCACCTATGTCAGCGCCAATTGCAAGCTCGGTGTCACCACCAGCTTGACGGCCGGCGATTCCGCTGACGGAACGCAGCTCACGGGCAGGGTCCGTGGCCAGCAGATCGACTACAAGACGGATCGGTTGTCCGCCAGCGACACGTCGGTATTCGATGCCGGCGATTACAGCTACGACCGCCTCAATACCGCAGACGGGATCCATTCCAGCGGCATCCTGGACCACAAGGTCAAGGGCGAGACGGCGGCGATCGGATTCATCGGAGCCATGGCCGGCACGATGAATTCGGCAACCGGCCCGACGATTGCCTCGATCGTTCGTTCTGGCGCCAACATCGACATCACGTGGAACCTGAACGGCGCGACCACGCTTCAGGTGCCGAGCGTGGGAACAGATATCCGCGGTTTCGACGTGGCGCTTTCGTCGAGCAATTTCCTGCCGATCATCCGCAACCCGACTGCGGACAACACCACCGACACGTTCACGGACAGTGCTCACGGCTGGAACAATGGCGATCCCGTCATCATCACGAACAACTCCGGCTCTCAGCCCGCCGGGATCAGTGCTGGCGTCAAATACTTCGTCGTCAATGCTGCGACGAACACCTATCAGCTTTCAGCGACGGTCGGCGGTGCGGCCATCAACTTCACGACCAACGGCCTCAATCTCTACGCCTACAACACCCGAAACCTTCTGGCTCAGACCTCGCACACGATCACGTCGGCGACCACGACCCGGATTGTGCTTGCTGCCAACCCCGGCGCCGCAGTGCAGGTCCGCTACCTCTACGGCCGCCCCGGTCGTCAGAACGCGGGCTCGTTCGATCCGACGCCGGCTCTCGATCTGACCGGCGAAACCGCGATGACCGAGCTGTGGGGGCCGACTTCACCGGCAGGCGCACAGGGCAACTTCCTGAACGACAACTTGGCGCGGACCTATACGAGCACGACGACGATCGGAAGGTTGGCTAGGATGACGTCGAGCCCGATCGTGGTTACCTAATCTGGCTTCAGGGCGTCGTTGATAATCGCTTCCCAACATTTTATTGGGTGCGGGTCTCCAAGAACATTAGGATCAAGCGGCGCGCCATCTTCCCACAAGGAATCTGGCAGCTTCCTGATGGCCTGTAAGACGACGCGGGCGTAGTGCCGAGCGGTCTTTTTGAAGTCACCAGCGCCCGCAGACTCGGCAATGTAATTGTAAGTCTCATCTTCTTCGAGGGCATGAGCCGCAGCGTCTAGTATCGGATTTGTCATGATCGTTTCCTCAGGGCAATAATTGGATGGGTTGGCGGTCCCTCGGTACACCAACCTTGCTGCGCATTTCGACCGACGGGGCGTTACCGCTCCCTGCATCCAAACTCAGAATATCACAGTTTCCATCACTCAGGGACAGCGCAAGTGTGAATCCGTGACCTGTTTTCGCGCGATCCACTCGTCACCGGCCGCATCGAAAACCTCTGCGGCCTGGCCGACGCTCAGGCGCATGTCCCACAAATAGCTGACTGCCTCTCTCTCTTCTTCGAACGAGAAGAATCCAATCTCTTTGCGGTCGTCAAGCTGGGTAACGACGACGCTATACGGCGGGGTCGTTGGGCGATACCTGCCCCACCATGACGGTGGTGGCAGAGCCAACAGATACGGGCCACAATATTCATATTTTGGCTCGGTGATCGCAGTTAAACGGTCTTCGTTGAGTCGTTCCGCGATCAGTCGAACCGTTTTATATTGAAGGCCAGTTGCGGCCGAAATCGCATGTCGGTTCTTGCCATGGTCAAGCATGTCAATCACAGCCATGCGGACCTCCGGCGCGAGTTTTGACGATTTCCACACTGTCCCGCTTGTCTTGGAGAAGTCGCAACGGCACCTAGCGCACCGGACGAACTTCCGCCCAGCGAGCGGGTAGTATTCGGCGCACTGGCAGCGGGGACAGATCAAAGCCAACCTCTAAATTGGTGCCATCGGTCTCGGTTCGAACGGACGACCTGCTCACTACAAATGAGCTGCTCTACCACTGAGCTACGATGGCGAATTCGATTAGTCCCCAAAGAAAAACACATCTAGCGTTTGACGAACTTCCGCAAGTTCGCGCCTCATTTGATAGAGCATGGTGTGCTCCTTATGCGGCATTTCTCCTGTCAACCCCACTCGGTCAAGAAGATACCCCTGAACTTCTTCCATTCGCTTTACCGAGCGCGCCACCGCCAAAATTCTATCGTAAGTTATATCACCAGACGAAGGTGGTTGCCCCTGAGAATCTTTCATGATGTCGATCTTGTCAACAGCAGGCCCGGCAATAGGCGTCTTGGAAATGAGATCGTCCATCTGCTTCTCCTGTTTTATTGTCTCACTTGCACTCATTGCCCAACTGCGCGGGCACCACGGATCACCCTTTCGATCTGAGTGATCGTTACCGCGACCTGCCCCTCGTCGTCTGTTCGCAGAGCGATTTTTACCAGCTCCCTGATCTCGGATAAGACTCTAGCCTCAGTATCGCGTCGCCCCATGGGGACTCCTCGCTTATGAACCGCCGACTGCCGCCGCAGCCGGCTCGCACTTGATTTTAAAAAACGAAAGCTGCTTGGGCTGAATTTCGGCCGCTCGCGCAAGGCAAGCCTTCTCGGTGTCGAAAGTCTCTTTGAACGCCGGTTTCCACCATTCGCAACCAACGGCGGAGCAGGCTAGTCCGACCATCACGTAAAGCATCTGTCTCTCCTGCGGTGGCTGTTTAGCAGTGAAATTGTTGGATCAGAGAGAAGCAAGAATCTTGGCGCGCACTCCACAGAACGTAGACCACTATTGGGCGCCCACAGAGCCGTCGTTTTCTTGCCGAGGAACTACCAAAGGGAGAACCTCTCCTCCAACTGCCGGTGTTATTTCGCCACCGCCGGCTGGGCTAATCGATATTCCGCAATCGCAATCATGGCACCAAAAACCATCCGCAGTAGCCGTCATTGGCTTGCAGCATAACGGACAATCCTCATTTTGCGCTTCGTTGCTCATGATCGCTTCCTGCTCAACTGCGCTGATGTGACCTGGCTTGGCTAAATCGACCACCAGGCGCATGCGGATTGCGCAGACAGCTTTTGCACGTAACCCCGTCCCATGAACCGTATACGGCTTTGATCGGATTGGACTTGTCATAAGCAAGATACTCGCCGGCTCCGATGGTCTTATAAGCGACAATACCGCACGTCGTCATTCCATCGTGACGAATGCAGGAAGCCCCGATCTTGTGAACAACCATGATGATTTCCTATCTGCTTCAGCGTTGTTCGGTCATCTGTGAAAGTGTGGCGCGCCCCGAAGGATTCGAACCTTCGACCCCGAGCTTAGAAGGCTCGTGCTCTATCCGCTGAGCTAGGGGCGCGGTGACGCTACTTGCGGGCGCGTTTGGGAGGCTTCGTGCTGACCACCATTTCGGCCTCGGTCGTCTCGATGAGCTGATAGGTGCCGACGACGGTCTTGCCGCCGATGTCCACCATGCCGTACATCTCTTCGCCAGCAACCATGTATGGTTCGTCGTTGCGCGGCTCTTCCCACTTTACAAAAATAGTCTTCGGGAACGTCTTAGCCATAGTTCTCTCCTCTGGGTTAAAAGTCAGACTGATGCTGTTCGGTCAAAAGCGATAGGCGGTCGGGTGAACCTTGTGGGGGTTCGCCTTGTGCCAGTCGCTATAGGCCGGTAAAAGCTTCTCCCGCAGCTCATTCACCATCTCATCCTTGCCATTCCGAAGCCTCGCCACGTCGTCAGCGATCAGAAACAGCTTGTAGCATTCGTCATCGTCAAAGGTGATCGGCATCACAACTCTCCATTCGTCACTTGCGACGCCGTTTTGGCTTGGTCGGGACGATCTGCGCAACGCCGACCGCATCAGCCAGCTCGACCAACTCGTAGCGACCGATGGCAACCGTCTGTCCCATCTCGACGAGGTATTCGGCCTTGTCGGCAGTGTTGAAAAACTCTTCGCCGCGACTGCCGTCCACCTTAACAAAAAGCTGCTTTGGCAATTTCATTTGGTCTCTCCTGTGTTGCGCCACACTGGCGCCGTCTACTGAATATCTCTGGGGCGAAGGCACTCGTAGCGGGCGCCGAACGATCGCTTCCACGAGCCGCCAGCATCGACGCAGGCCTTCATCATGAAGGCGGTCTGCTTGTCCTCCTCCATGGAGGACTGAGCGGTCCAGTATGAGATGGCCGCAATCATCAGAACGCTTGCGGTTGCCCATGTGACGTGGTTTTTCGTCATGCTCAATTGCCTTGCCTAATCGGTTATGGCAGCGCGTTATATTCGCGAACGGCGGTTTCCTTGAGCCCGCCGATGTAGATGGTCTTTACGCCCAAAAGAACCTGATACAGCGGGGCCGTCAGTCCAATGCAAAATTGAAGGCGCTTCACTTCGCCGCCGGCTGACGCGCTGGCGCTGGCGTAATCCTGCCACGAGCGGCGCTGGAGTTCGATGTATTCGGCCAAATCCTTCTCTGCTATCGTATGGCTCATCGGCTCTCTCCCTGTCGAAGTTGGGATGTGTCCGGCAGCGGATCCCAGTGATCACCCAAGGCCGGAGCGCGCGTCATCTTCCCGCAAATAGCGCAGCGGAAAAATACCGAATGGTTGTCGTGTCCGACCATGCCGGGACAGCCGCTGAAGACGCATAGCAGGCCGAACCAGTTAGCGAGATGGGCGGGAGCTCTTGCCTTTGCGAACATCACTTGCCCCTGCACTGCGCTTAAGAGGCCAGAAGGCGGTGAAGGTCGGCCGACTGCCGCGCGAGCGAGTCGAGGTTCTGCCTGCGCTTCTCCGGCACCCAATCCGGCATGAGGTAATCGATCCATTCCTCGGGCGGGCGCGTCATCCCGTCCATGATCTCGAGGATGTTCGAGCACCGCCGGCCGATCTGGCTGTCGTAGCCGTACTTGGCTCGGGTCCTCTTCAGAACGGTCGTCGCGCTCGGCGCGTTTTCCAAATCTTCTTTCGTTCCGCTGATTTCGGTGGCGTCCATCGGGGGTGCTTTCCTTGCAAGTGATTGATATTGCTTGGCCGGGTGGAATTCCCAGGGCTTTGCCTATTCTTCTAAGTCGCTATCAATACTAACAGATTTCTCGATTTGGAAAACATCTTTCTTGCTGTTTTCCAAATCTTGATCTGTTCTGGCCTTCTGCGCCCACATGAAAAGGATCTTGTTTTCCTGATCGACGTGGCGCGTGTAGTGCGCACCCATGCGGGTGTCGCGATCGCCAAGAGCGGCTGCAACCTGGTCGTCATTGGCGCCGGTCAGCCGCTTGATCTCCGCAGCGAAGGTGACACGCAGGCCGTGCTCGGTCAGGCCGGGCTCTACCAGTCCATCCCGCGCAAGCTGTGTCAGGAAGTTGCTCGACGCCTTCTGAAGCTTGTAGGGTGTCTCCCACGGCTTGCCCTTGCGGAGCGCGATCGGGCCAGTCGCGTTCTGCGGCCTGATCTTGGCAAGGTAGGCTTGGAGCTCTGGCGATGCCGGCAGCCAGTGCGCCTCGGCGTTCTTCTTGTGGCGCATACGGAAGCACATGCCGAACCGCGGGTCCGGCTGATAGTTCTCCCAGGTCACGACCACGATGCTCTGGCTGCGGTAGCCGAGGTGCCGGGCGAGCATGTAGGGCGTCTTGAGCGCGTCCCGAGCGCGGGCCATGACCGTCTGCCATTCCTCCGGCCGCCACTCGCGGTTGGCGTGCGGGTCGGTCTTGGACGCGCGCTTGATCCCAAGTGCCGGGTTGATCTTCATCCAGCCCCGCGGGAGCGCCAGCGCGAACATGGACGATAGCGCCGTCATCATCTTGTCGGCGAAGGCCGGCCACTTCTCTCGAACGCATCGATCCCGCGCCTCGTAGATGTCGGCGGTCGTCAGGTCGGCGAGCGGAAAATCAAACTCCGGTTCCAGGTATTTCAGCCGGTCCTTGTATTCTTCCTGTGTGGTCTTGCTGAGCGCCTTGAACTCGGCGGACTGCGTAAACCATTGCACCAGCCATCCCAGGCTTTGCTCGGGGTATGTCCGCTTGCGGCGACGCACATTGTAGGCGCCGAGCATGTCGGGCTGAGCCAGTCGCTTCCGCAGCGCGTCCCGAGATCCCTCGAAGCCGCGCAGCAGCGCATGCCCGGTTGATCGGACATAGACGTAATACTTCCCGCGGGAGCGGGCGATCTTAAGCCCTTCCAGCTTCACCTTGACCACCTAGTCTCTCCCCGAACCGTCGTCCTGTCGGGGATGTTTGCCTGTTCGGGTCGAGCGCCGCAAGCCAGCCGTCGAGGCTTGTCCGCAGCCATCGGTTCCCGCGTGTGGATTCCGTGAGCGATATCGGCTTGATCGGGCAGGCGTTCTTGAACGTCACGACGGACAGGCCGCAATACTCCGCGGCCTCCGCAAGGTTCAGTGCTGCCGGCCAGCGCTCGCTCATTTGTCACCTAGCTCCTTCGACGTCAGCGGGGATGTGGTCATGTCAGCCGCCGATCTTGCCGAAGCCGGGTTCAACGTCGCCCATGATGGTCTCGATCATCGCCTCGTCCTGCGACAAGCCCCGGACATTCTCGCAATCCTCAAGCGCGGCGGATGCCTTCAGTCCTGTCATACCGCAGAGCCGGCACGTACCGATGAAGGGCATTCCGGGACCTTTGGGCGAAGTACGTTCTACGTGATGTTTCATTTTTCACTTCCACGGTTGTTTGAGGAGATTTGGGACGCGGTGCGGCGAGGGGCTGCGAGCTGTGCTTTGCGGGGCCAGTGGCCATGCCGGCGCCGCTCGATCTTGATCATGCGGCGCCCCCACTCGAACATGAATCCGGGGATGTCGCGGCGGACGTCTTCAACCATTTCGCGGACGGTTTCGTGAAGCATGCCGAACACGTTGCAGCAAAAGCAGGTGACGGAAATCTCCGCCCATCGGCGAAGCTCCATACAACCTTCGCACTCGGTATAGACGTCAACATGGCCGTCCCACTTACCGCTGGAGCGCTTGTAGGACTCACCCTTGGCTATCGGCCCGTAGCACTCGGAGCACTTGTGCGGCTTCCGCGCCTTGACGACGCCCTGGGTGAAAAACGACGGCACGTCTCCGTCATAGTCGCATTCGCAATAGCTCACGACGCGCCCCCGCACTGATCTGAAGGCAGCGCAGCTATGGCAACCTCTTTGCACCATTTCCACGCCTCGAAGGCGGTAGGGATCGCTTCGCTGCCGGCGATGTCCTGAAGGGCTTGCTTAAGCTTTCGGACCTCAGCCTGCGCCTCAGTCAGTGCGTCCAGCGCGGCGTATTTGTCCTGGAGGTCGGTCACAGTTTCTCTCCTCCCACAGGATCGCCAGTGGTGTTCGCCTCGAACACCTCCTTGCATTGGACGCAGCGAACTAGAGAATGGCCGTCGATCTTGGTCGGAGGGGAAAAGAACCAGTTAAGATCGCAACATGGACAGGATCGGCCCATCTTCGTCATGATTTCCTGCTCGCGTTCGGTAAGAGGCGTGATGTTGCGGTAATCAGCCATCGGCTCTCTCCGTCGTCACAACTCCGGACACATGAGCGCGAGTCCGCTCCGCTAACATGTCGCGGGAGACGCGCAACTTAGTCCGCAGTGATCTCACAACGGGCGGCAAATCTGCGTCGCTGGGGAATTCAAGCCGAAGGATTGCGAGTATGGTCACGATCTCGGTAAGGGTAAGATCAGTCATGAGCGGCTCCTGAATGCTGCTGCGAAGAGAGCGCCGGAGTGCGGACCATAGAAAGCAGCAGGTCACGGAATTCATCCGGCGTCGCGTTGCGGATCTTGGTTTTGTCCTTGCCTCCGACCATCGCCATCATCCCGATGCGGCGGGCCTTTGCATAACCGTGTCGAGCGAGGGCAGTCGGGTGAAGACGCTGCTCGCACTTGCCCCAGCGCAACTCAGGCAGCGCGATTCCGTGCGCGTAGAGCCAGGTCGGCTTGCCGGAGAAGTGGCCGTAATGGCCCTGGTAGACGCAGCACGTCCACCCGCCTTCCATGTCGGTCGGAATCCATCCGCCTTCGCGCGGCGGGCGGTTCAGGTTGAAGTGCGCCCAGGCGTGGCTATCGCAGGGATGCTCCAGGACGCCGCCCCAGCGCCGCACGGCAGTCAGCGCAGCCTCGAAGCAGCCTTCGTCGGCGCCGATTTCGAAGCGTTTAGAGTTCGGGTGCGTGCCGCCTTTGGCGAAGCGTCCCCAGCGTTGGCACGGCGGATGCGCGACAATTGGATGTGGCCCGGCGTATCGCCTGGCGTCTCGCCCGATGTCCCAGGCGTCAACATGAGGCACCCCGGAATAGGCGCCGTCCGTTTCGACATAGAGCGCGGCGACCATCATCACTTGGACTCCGGGCGCGACAGCGAAAGAGGCGGGAGCAGCCGGTCTACGGCCTCGCACCATTCCTTGTAGTCGCGGTTTGACGGGCACATGCCGCGCGTGAACGATCGACGTTGCTCGTATTTCTCTTCCGGCGACATGACGTAGGTTTTGGCCCGCTCGATCAGCGCCAGCAATTCAGGATTGGTTTTCAGGCCCCATGACACTGGCGCTGCCTGCGGTTCAACCGGGATGCGGGATATCAGCGCGACGAGTTCGGCCAAGTTGAAGGCGCGCAAGTCGAGGCCGCGACGCTTCTCCTCCTCCGCGCGGCCTCGATCTGATGTCCAAAGCCGAATGTTGCCGTTGTCTGCGAACGCAATCCAGGCAATTGGAATGGAGGTCGCACGCTCATACGCGACTTCCTCCGCGTCCTCAGTTGCGGCAGATGAGCCGCGATGAAGGATTTCCGTCTTGAGCAGACGTATTTCGGCCAGCGCGTCGCTGAGCCGCGCATTCAATCCGATCAGTTCATCGTCCTCGACCGGAGCGGCCGGCGGCTGGGCGGCGAGAGAAGCAAGCGCATTCGTCGCCATGTCAGCCGCCATCCACGATGCATCACGCCGCGCAACGTTGTCCTGGTCGTGGAATAGATCGCCATCATACCTGCACCGCGCGGCGCACTCCTCAAGCGCGGCCCTCACCAAGCCAGAATTGGTGCGCCCTCGTTCCTCGTCCCGAGAGGGCGCTAGTATCGGGCTGGCAATAGCTGGAGGAGGGGAATCGGAAGACCTCCCATCAGCTATACGAGACGCAATCGCTTGTTGGGCAGCATCGCCAGTGTGAAACTTGCGGATAAACTCCGCCATGTCGCGCATGATCTCGCTGGCGTATTCGCCGGATCCGGTGTTGAGATATTTGTCGGCTCGGGCAATGAGAGCCACAGCACTCCCAGCGGAGCAGTCGTTACGAGGCTCGGTCATTTGAATCTCCATGCGGAGGCGGGCGGGTAGCCAAACGGGCTTGTCGTGATCTCGTGGTAGGTAACCAACACCGCGAAGCCGATGGCGACGACAACCAGGATCGTGGCGACGGTCTTGCCGAGGATGGTGATGGCGCGGGTCATGGCTTCGAGGTTCCGGAGAATACGGTTGATTTCACCGCTTCAAGCGCGGCGTCAAACAAGGCCGGATCCTTAACGATGACGCTGGCGACGTAGCTGTATTTTCGCCCTCTGGCGCGGCCAACGTTGATCTTTTGGCCGCCGTCATGAGAACACGAATTGCATCCAAGCCCGGCAAGCCACGCAGGCAGGGCCTTTATCTGCCGTTCCATAATGATAACAAAGGGTGCACTCATGTGTGCCTCGGTGAGATGAGAGGAGCGAGGACGCGGTCAATCATGCTGCCGAGCCCTTCCATCGTTTGCGTGTCGATCACCGCGGCCTCGATGATTTCGCCGGCAATCATCTTGCGGACGATATCCAGCGCCTCTACGAGCTTGGCGTGGTTGTTCACGGCCTTTAAGACCTGTAGCGCTATCGCTTGCGTCTCCTCTGCGCTTCGAAACCCGTTCTGGATGACGACGCATTTAGCGAGTTGTTCGCCCTTGCTCGAAATATGGAAATCGCCGAATCCATCCGGGCCGCTGGCTTCCCAATCGGTCATGACAACTCCTGTTGAGACTGCGCGAGAGAGGCGCCGAGCCTGGTCAGTCGCGCGGTGTGCTGATCTCTCTTGTAGAGAAGGCCCAATTCTCGCAGGCGAGGAATTACCGTGCGACATTTCGGCTTGAACCAATTGACCGGCATGTAGCCGCCCTCGATGCCGCCGAGCACTTCAAGCACTCTCTTTTCCATGTTGCTCAGAATCATTGTTCACTCCGGCAGTTGGGCGATGTCATCGAGTAAGTGGTCGTAATCAGTTGCGTAGCGTCACGCGCGATGTGGTCTCAAAGCTGGTGGCCGGTGATCAGGGCTACGGTCTCGCAGATGACGACGATCAGGGCGAAGACGGCGATGGAGAGAACGGCGGTCATCATGGTCGATTCCTTTTCCAGTATCGCTTCATCAGCTCGACCACGCAGCCGATCGCAATGCCGATCAGGAGCAGGACGCCAAGCAGCGTTAGGTAATTCGCAAGGCTCATCGGAGCACCACGCTTCCGTCGATCTTCTTCTTGAATTTGCTGTCTCGGCTTCCGGGGAAGCGGCTCGGCTTGCGCAGCCCCAGGTGCCGCTTGCGAACCCGCGCGACCTTGGCCTTGAGCTTCACGTCGAGCTTTGTCTTCGCCTTGTGGCAGGGTACGCAGAGAAATTGTAGATTGCTCTCGCGGTTCTCGCCGCCGACGATGAGCGATATGGCATGGTCGTACTGGCCGGTCAGGGCCTCGACGGTGCACTTCGCGCAGCGGCCTTCCGCTTTGGTGTGCACACGGAGTTTCACCCGATCCGGGATGGCGCTATCGTCGTTCTTTCCGATCCACTCCGGGGTTGACCTCACGACACCAACTCCAATTCCCGAAACTTCACGCCGCGCTCGGCGCCAAAGGCATAGATCAGTTCGAGCAAATCGCTGATTTCCTCCTTGGTCATCTGCGAGGTCCGCATCCCGAGCGGCACGAACGTGCCGGCGTCGATACCAGGCACGACGCGGGTCCGGCGCAGCGAGGCGGTCAGCACATCCTTCCAATCCTCGCTGGATAGCTTCTGGCCATACCAATCGACGGATTTGCTGATCTGGCCGAGGAGAGACCACATGAGTGCGTTGGCCTCGTTGGACCTACGGGGAGCCCGGAATTCAACGGTTGTTCCGGGTTGGACATTTGAAGCCCACCTAGACACCAGGTTTCGATCGGCGGCGCTTTTGATCGTGACGACTGCCCGGCTCATTGAACATTCCTCCAAATCTTTCCCTCTTTGATCTGAGAGACGTTCGACCGTGAGACACCAAAGGCCGAGGCGATCTCGCCGTGGCCGCCAGACATGTTGCGAATTTGAACCGCCTGTTCAGCAGTCAGCTTTTTGGCGTGATTAGCGCGGCCACGATGCATCATGTCCGCCACGTTCTGCTGCGGAGTTCCTGGATAGAGATGGTCCGGCCGAACACAGATCGGGTTGTCGCACGTGTGGCAGGCCATCATCCCCTTCGGTACAGGCCGACCATCCAGTTTGAGCGCGAATGCGGGCGCGCGGTATTGCTTCTTGGCGTGGAAGAAAACTCCATACCCGTCTTTGTCCTGAAGGCCGGACCAAGGCCAGCAGACATCTGTCTTGGTCACATACTTCGCAAATGCATCCTCAATCGCCGGACGCCGCGTCTCTGACAAGACGGACCACGCCGCAGCATTGCACGCCCTAGAGCAGAACTTCGCGCGCCCCCAATGAGCCCACGTGCAACGCTTGTCGCGAGCAAATAGTTTGCCGCAATAAGCGCAAGCCTTCGTGCAATTAGGGTCGCGGAAGTCCATCAGGCGGCTTCCTTCTCGCCATAGATCGAGTTGAGCTCGGAGAGCTTGACGGCCATCTCCAGGAGAAAGCCGGCGATCTCAGTTTCGAGGTCGTTGATCCGCTTGTCATCGCGAGCCACGCGGCGGATAAACAGCCGCATGTGCTCTGGCATGCGCGGATCATAGGAAACGAAGTCGCACCACTTCCGGCCCGTGCAAGCCATCTGGAATTGCATCTGGTCGGCGTATTTGGCGGGCACGGCTTGGCCGAGAAGCGTCTCCAAATGCGTTGCCGTATTTGGGCACTTGATCTCGACCAAGCCGTCCGCTCCGACCAGGCCATCGGGGCTGGCACCAGCCTGGTCAATCTTGGGATGAGGCACGAACGCAACCTGATCGACCGTCACGCCCTGGTAGAACTCGTAAGCGGCGCGGGCCTCCGGCTCGGTATCGACGCCGTGTTGCATGGCGGCGTTCGTGTAGGATTCTGCCGGTGTTCCGGTCAGGCGTTCGGCAATGAGCTGCGCGAGGTAGTTCGCGCGGGAGGCCGAATAGCCAGTCTTGGTCTTGGCAACGACATCGGCAACGCGAGAGGCCGTGACCTTGCCGCAACGCAGGGCCTTCCACTCGGGAGAGCCTTGAACGATCTCGGTCATGATCACGCCTTCCGCTTCTTGTTGAGCGCTGCGACGGCGCGGTCGAAATCCTTCGTCGGCAGAGCTGCGATGCTCTCGACCCGGAAGTATTTGCAGAAGGCCTGCTTGTCGGCCTCGACCTCATCGGCAAGCGCAATCAACTGCTCGACCTGTTCGAGGCTGATGGCGCCGCTTGCCGCAGCCGTGTTGCCATCATCGTCCTCTGCGGCGGCAAGCCCGAGCGCCTGCACCAGCGAATAGCGCTGCAGGTAGGTGAGGGTTGAACCGATCGCCTGGATCGCGTTCTTACTGCCGGAAGCATCGGCCGGGCCGGAGAGGGTGGTTTCCTCGCTGTGGCCATGTCCGAACAGGACGCACGTCACGGAAATCTTGTCCGTCTGCGTGGTGCGGAAGCGGTAGGAAAGGCCATGCTTGGCGAGGATGGGGTCAATCACCTTGGCGATAGCGGCGAAGTCAGCATACTTCTTGCTGTTGTGGCCGCTGGCATTGCGGATGATGACAGGGATCTCGCCCTTGGCCTTCGCGAGCGACTCCTCGAAAGCCTTGCGAGCGTTGCCGGCCTCCCATCGCTCCTGCAGGTTCATCAGCTTCTCGATCATGTCGAGATCGGCGCCGGACTGCACGGCGCGGGCCAGCATGTCCATGGGCGTCATGGTGACGAGGGCGGGGGGCTCGATCTGGCGGACGTTCTCGGCGGGAAGGGACATTTACGCGGTCTCCATGATGTCGCGGACTTGTGCGAGCTGTTCTTCGAGGATCAAATCGGCCCTGATTTCGTCGATACGTTTTGCGCGTTCAGCCGCCGGCAATGGCCAGAGGTTGCGCCAGTGAGCCAAGAGTTCATCTGCGAGCTGCTGATTTGTCATTGCAGCCCCCATCCGAAAGCGAAGAAGAACGCGAAGTAGAAGCCGACCAGAACAAGGCTGTTCTCGATGATTTCCTGGCGAGTGAAGCGCATCACGCGTCCTCCTCGTCATCAGGACGGAGCAGGGTGGTTTCGCCGTCGCGCCAGCCGATGGTGAAGGTCTCGCGATCGGCGCGGGTGATGTAGCCGACCTCGAAACCCCAGACGCAGCGGCCATTGATGCAGATGCCGTCTTCGAGGGTGAGATCGGCGTTGACCGGCTGCGGTCCGCAGACCTTTTCGAACTCGCGAACCAGTTGGTTGATGGTCTGCATCTGCCTGTCCCCGTCGTCTGGCCGTAGCCGTTTCGATGGGTTATCTGTAACCGTAGCTGATACACACGTCAACAGCAAAGTGACGGCTACAGTCACATTTTTTCTAGGAAAAGAAAAACCCCAGGTTTCCATGGGGTTGTGATTCGAATGCGGCCTAGATCAGCGGCCGGCGATGCCTCGAACAGCGGAAATCGCAGCCTGCTGCTTCACTGGATCGTCCATTTCCTCGATCATATCGTCTAGGCTCACGATCTCTTGGCCTGGCGCTGGCGGCGGAAACCAGAGCTGGCTCGGCTTTATGCCGATAGTGTCGGCGATGATCTCCATCTCGCCGGCATTGATCGTCCACCACTCCCGCTCAAGCCGGTAATAGCTCTCGCGCTCGACATCGAGGGCAATGGCGAGCTCTACAGCCTTGGTTCCCATGAACTTGCGCCAGTCCCTCAGGAAGAAGGGGCGTCGTTTAGCCGGAACCTTTGAGGGTGGGGGCTTTCGCTTTGATGTAACCATACCGGGCACAATACCGCACTGCCGAAATAAGCGGGTATCAGTAGCCGTCACCTTTTTCCTTGACAGGCTGTGACAGCAGCGGATACAAATCGCGGCATGGATATTCACCCGCTCCGAACTCATCGCCTTTCAAAGACGCCTCGCCAGTCGCAGGCCGACCTTGCCCAACAGCTCGGTGTGTCCAGACTGACCGTGCTTCGTTGGGAAGCCGGCATCCGCAAGATCGACGAGAGCAAGGTCTTCAACGTCGCAAAGATCACGGGCATCCCGGCGAAGGAATTGCGCCCTGATCTCGTGCTTCGTCTTGAACAGCTTGTGGGTGGTGATCAGTGAGCCAGTCTCGCCCCGCTCCAGATCATTATCCCCTTGGCAGCATCGTCCAGGACACGTCGCACAGCGCGATTGCCTTCCTCGGCACCGACAAGCGACATCATGAGGTTGTACTGGGCTCCGAGCTCCAAGGTATATCCGACGCATCGAAGCAAACCGTTGACCTTTCGATAGGCTCCGAAGCCATCAAAGTACAAAACTGGAAGGGCCGGCGCCTGCGCCAGCAGCTCGTCGTCGGTCATGATGCTTGGTCTCCCAGCGGGAAGAACCGGCATCTAAGCACCGTCGCAAACCTGACACAAATGGATTCAATCGCGAGTGACAAAAACTTTTGTCGCAGCCGCGCGGAACATCACCAACTGTCAACGGTGCTGTCGTGAGCAATTTTATACATATTCGAGATATGAGCAGCCGGACTGCGCACGACGGGGGCATTGTCACGCAGTCCGGCTCTCTTGGCGCCCGCGGTACTCGCGCCAATTCATATCCGCCGCTTCCTCATGGAAGCATCTATGCCAGCGGCTCGCTCTTCGAATCTCCTAATCCGTTCGAGCCCGGCCTTCACAAATTCAGCTTGATCGAGAGCGCGCTTCTTGTCTTCAGCGCTGCTGCCTCGTTCGTCATCACCGTTTTCATTCTTCTGTTCGTGGGGCTCTGACGCATGCCACACGAAGTGAGCACAGGCACGTTGACCGTTGAAAGGCTCAGGTGGCTTCTCGATTATGATCCTGAGACCGGAATCTTCAGGTGGAAAAATCGCGATAATAGACCCGATTTTATCGGAAGAGTGGCTGGCTGCGTTTCCCGATTGCACGGCTATCGCGTCATACGCATCGACGGCTTCCTCTACAAAGCAGGCCGGTTGGCGTGGCTCTACTGCACAGGTCAATGGCCTTCGCAATTGATCGACCATGCGGATGGTCGGAGGGATAATGACGCATTCGCGAATTTGAGAGAGGCTAGCAGCCACCAGAACTGTTCCAACAAGGCCTATGTTTCCTCCATATCCGGATTCAAGGGCGTTTTCTGGAACGCGCGCCGGCAACGTTTTGTCGCGCGCATCACAGTCAATAGGAAGTCTGTCTACCTCGGAACCTTCAAGTGTCCGAGGGAAGCCGCCAGTGCCTACAACGTCGGCGCCGTCTTGCTGGTTGGTAAGTTCGCGCGAATTAATCAGATTTGAGACCAGCCGATCGGCGGCCAGGCCGATTGGTTGAAACGGATCAAAGTTGTCTTGTGTGAGTGTGTCCTTCGCCATGAAACCAACCATGGCAGAGGAAAAATCCAAATGTTGGAGAAGTGGTCCAAGATGAGTGCCCGAGAAGCGATGATCGCACTAGCAGGCAGGCCCCCGATGCACGGCGAATTGCCGCGGTGGCTGGAGAAGGTTTCGAAGGCCGCCGGCATTTCATTCCGAACCGCCAAGTCTCTTTGGAATGAAGAGATCAAGGACCCCAACCACCTGGCCGCGAAGGCTATCCGGCAGCAAGCTCAAATTGAAGAAGCGAGGCGTGATGCGAAAGTGGTTGCGAACTTTTTTAATAGCCACGCTCAAGCGCTTTCCAATGTCGATCCGGATTTTCATCGGGATCAGATTGATGCGTTCCTCGAAGCGGCGCGCATTGTTGGCGGTCGAAATCGCACCTGAAATCAATGGGGGGAAGTGATGGAAGAGAGTATCCAGTTCAAGACATACCAAGAGACTCTGCGCGCCAAAAACGCACACTCTTGCAACGCGCTGCTATCGCGCCTGATGAAATTCCACGTCACCGCGATAGCGAAGCCGGTGACCATCATCGAGCCCGCGCGCGAGCCTGAGCTTCCGCCGCAGCCCGTTGATCCAAGATGGATCAAGGCGATCGAAGAGGTCGTAGTTGAGGACGCGCCAGATCCAAAGGGGCCGTCTGTCAAGGACATCAAGCGCTGCGTGGCGCAGCACTTCAACCTGTCTCTGCGCGATCTGGAATCGCCACGGCGGTTTGCCAAGATCGTCGTGCCCAGGCAGATCGCGTTCTATCTCGCGCGCAAGCTGACGACGAGGAGCTTCCCCGACATCGGTCGCAGGTTCGGCGGCAAGGACCACACCACGATCCTGCACGCCTGCAAGATCGTTGCGCGGCGGATGGAGGCCGACCCCAAGCTGGCGGAAACCGTTCGCTGTCTTGAGGAGCAACTGACATGACACCGATCCACCTCATCGCCCGCCGCATGCAGCGGCTGCCCCTTCACCACCAGATCGCACACCTCCGCGCCCTGGTGGCCGACGAGAAGCCCCGCAGCGTCCGCCGTATCGAGCTCGAAGCGCTGCTCAAGGAGCGGCTGACAAAGCAACTCCGCAAGGAGAACCGGGCAGCATGAACGTCACCGAGCATCGCCCCCCGCTCAAGCGGATAGACTTCGGCCTGAAGCCGCGTCCAATCGAGCCTGATCCAGTAAATCTTGATTTGCTTTCTCTGTACACAGAGCAGGAACGCATCATGCACCTCCTGAGGCAGTGCGCGGAAGGCTGCAACGCGGTGGGAGGTGAGGCATGACCGTCGCCAAGCTAGCTTACCTCACGTCGCCGGCTCCGGATCGGTACCTGTTGAACATTCAGGCATTCGGCTCCGATGAACTTCTGCGGTTTGAGATCGCGGAATGTCACCTCGCCAACATCGTCGTAGATGGTGCGTCCTTCGCACTGCGTAAAAGTCACCGCGTTCCCAACAACTCAAGCCAGGAGAGCGCAGATGGCGATGATCGGCGACAATCAACTTAAATCGATTTTGGAGCGGATCAACCGCCTCGAAGACCAGAAGAAAGAGATCAGCCAGGATATCAGCGAGGTTTACCTGGAAGCAAAGGGTAATGGACTGAATCCCAAGGCACTGCGGAAAATAGTCCGCGATCAGCGTGCCGACGCCAAGAAGGCCGCCGAGCTGCAGGCTGACGTCGACGCCTATATGGCTGTGCTGGGGGCTGTCGCTTAAGTGGCCCGCATTCGCACCATAAAGCCGGAATTCTTCAGACACGCGGATCTATACGAAGCGGAGAAAGAGACCGGCTTGCCGTTGCGGCTGGCTTTCGCTGGGCTTTGGACTGCCGCGGATCGCGAAGGACGCTTCAAGTGGCGGCCGCGCGAGCTGAAGCTGGACTGCCTGCCTCATGATGATGTGGACTTTTCACGCGTGCTCGACGCGTTGACCACGCGTGGCTGGCTCGTGCGGTACGCGGTAAATGGAGTTGAGTACGGCGCAATCCCAACCTGGGGCGCCCATCAGGTCATAAACAATCGCGAAACCGCCTCTGTCATTCCTCCCCCTAGCGAAAACAATGGGTTGACGCGTGAGGCGCGCGTGAACGACGCGACGCCCACGCCCCTTGTGCAAGTCCAAGTGGAAGGGAAGGGAAGGGAAGGGGAAAGGAAAGAAACAGAAGCTAACGCTTCTGGCGCTGACGCGCCGCTCGATCCTTCGATTCCTGAACGCGAGTATTTTGTTCGAGGAAGAGCAGTTCTCGGTAAAGGCTCAGGTGGCCTCATCGCCAAGCTCCTGAAAGCCAAGGGCGGAAACGTTGCCTTGGCGAGAGCTGCGATCGAGCAGGCCTCCCAAAAGCAAAACTCAACCGAATACATCGCAGCGATTTGCCGTGGCCCGCCGGCTGCAAAGCCCCTGACAGCCCACCAACACGAACGCGAAACAGGAAGGGAAATCCTCAATGCACTCCGCGATGCAAGCAGCCGAGAGAATCCTGAGTTTCTACGATACGATACCGGCGATGGACCCGAAGGCCTTCGCGGCGGGGTTCGTGGAGCTCTTGTCGATCTATCCGCAGCCCGTGATCGAGCGGGCGATGAGCCCATCGAGGGGCCTCGCGCCGCTGGTCAGCTATCCCAATCTCGCCAAGTACCGCGAACATCTTGAGGCCTGGGCGAAGGAGTATTGGATCGATCGGGAGCGGGAGGAGCGCATCAACCGCAAACATCTCCCTGAGCCGCCGGCCAATCCTGAAATGGAGGCGCGGGTTGCAAAAGGCCTGCGTGAATTGGCCGAACAGCTCAAGGCCGGCATCGGCCCGAGTTCGCAATGATCCGCGACCCCTCAGACGGCACAGTGCGGCCGATCGTTCAGGAAGGCATCGACGCAGCCGGCAAGCTTGGCAGGGCTCGCGTCGAACAATCGGCTGAGCGCCTTGGGCTTCCTGCGCCCGACACCGGCCTCCGCCAGCCCACCTGGACAGACGCGCAAGAGCGGCTGGAGGAAAGCCGGAAGTGGATTCGAGACTACCACGCGAAGAAGGGAACACCATGAACGGGGCAACGCAATTGGCTAAGAACTTCCGCCGTCAGGGCATCCGATCCAAGTTCAACGGAAAGCCGAATCCGCTGCATCCGCATGACCGAATGTCAACGGACACGCTTGCGGCCGGGGAATACGCTCCGCTTGTCGTCGCAGATCCATACGACCGATCGGACAAGATCGAGGTCAAGCGCCAGCTCCGTTGCGACCCGCTCGCTCGATTGCATGCGCATCACCAGATCGACGAAGCACAATACCATGCCGGCCGGTACTATCAACGCGACTGGGAGACTGCAGAGCGTGGACCTCGGGCGATCGACCCGACCAAGGAAGCTGTGGACGGCGGACGCATGCCGGAACCCCTCACAGATCGCCAGGTGAAGGCCAGCAAGCGTCTTGTCGCGCTGGAGCCAAAGCTGGGCGTCGCCATGCTCTCGCTCACCCAGGCCGTTCTAATCGGCAAGCTGAGCATAGATAGCTACTCGACTGCGCAGGGCAGGACAGGGGCGCGCTGGGCGAACTACTACGGGAAGATGTTCCGTGACGGGCTCGACGTGCTTGCTGTTGAGTACGGGCTAGCGGCGAGGCGCGCGCAGTGAAGAATGACAACGATCTGATTTTAGAACGGATGAGGGGCATCCCAATACAGGAGGGAACGTGGATGGATAAGTTCGATCCACAAAACCCAAATAAGTACTGGGCCAACGACAATGAGCCAGATGATCCGCGCCGCGATTGCCCGTGGAAATGTCGGCCTGGCGATCCAAAATGCCAGTGCGCTAATCGGCAGACCATCTGACTTCGAGTTTGTATGTCATGCAAATCACCTGATAAGCACCATCATCCCGAGCGTTTGACAGTTTCGCCGCTTGGGCTTTCGACCCCATACCTCCGAGAACCTGCCCGGACCCCCATCCGGGCATTTTTCGTTTGCAGCAGGTAACTATGCCAGCTCTCGACAACCCCAAGCACGAGCGGTTCGCTCAAGAGCTAGCAAAGGGAAAATCGGCCGACGAAGCGTATGTCATTGCCGGGTACAAGAAAAACCGCGGCAACGCTTCAACGCTAAAGCAGGATCAAAGCATTTTAGACAGAGTGTCTGATCTTCTGTCTGAACGCGAGGTTATCCACGCTCAGGCGACCGCTGATGCGATTAAATCGACGGCCCTTACCAAGGAGTGGGTCATCGAAACGCTCAAGGAGAACGTCGCCAGGGCGATGCAGGCCATAGAGGTCAAGCGAGCCGATGGCGAAGGAACGGGCGAATATCAGTATCAGGGCAGCGTTGCGAACAAGGCGCTGGAGTTGCTCGGCAAGGAACTTGGCATGTTCGTGGATCGCGCCATAACCGAGAATGTGAACACCAATTATGTTGTCTCAGGAGACCCGATCGACAACGTCGAGGACTGGGAACGGGAGCACGCTCCAAAGCACTAAGATTGCATGGTCTCCCCAGGCCGGGCCGCAAACCGCTCTCGTCAAATGCCCGGCCGATGAAATATTCTACGGTGGAGCTCGAGGCGGCGGCAAGACTGACGGGATGCTCGGCAAGTTCGCCATCAAGGCGTCTCGGTATGGCGAACATTGCGTTGGGGTGTTCTTTCGGCGCTCTCGCGAGGATCTGAAAGAGGCTATTGAGCGCTCGCAGCAGATTTATGGCCCGATTGGCGCCAAGTGGAATGAGCAGAAGAAATGGTGGAGGTTCCCGAACGGAGCCCGCCTGAAGTTCGAATATCTCGATCGCGACGCTGACGCGGACAACTACCAAGGCCACAACTATACCGACGTATTCTTTGAAGAGCTGACGCACTGGGCCAGCCCGACGCCCGTCAATAAGCTAAGGGCGACGCTTCGATCCGCAACGGGCGTTCCTTGCCAGTTTCATGCGACAGGGAATCCCGGCGGACCAGGTCATCAGTGGGTGAAGGCTCGCTATATCTCACCGGCTCCGCAGGGCTGGAGTTTGATGTGGGAGGATTTCACCAACCCGTTCACGGGTGAGATCGTCCGAAAGAACAGGGTCTTTATCCCGTCGAAACTGAGCGACAACCATTATCTGGGTTCTGGCTACGTTGCGAACCTCTATCAGTCTGGCTCCAAGGAGCTTGTGCGGGCTTGGCTCGCTGGCGACTGGGATGTGGTCGAGGGCGCGTTCTTTGACAATTGGGATGCAGCCAAGCACGTTGTTCGGCCGTTTGAGATACCTGAAAACTGGGCGCGGTTTCGCTCTGGTGACTGGGGTTCGGCCAAGCCGTTCTCGATCGGCTGGTGGACTGTCGTCAGCGACAAGTACAGGCTCGAGAGCGGGTTGTGGCTGCCGCGCGGCTGCCTGGTTCGATATCGCGAATGGTACGGCATGAAGCCGGGCCAGCCTAATGTCGGGCTGAAGCTGCATGCTGACGCGGTTGGCAAGGGAATTGCTGAGCGCGAGGCCAATGATCCAAAACTGGTTGGTGGCGTTTTAGATCCTGCGGCCTTTAGCGAGGATGGTGGGCCGCCGATCTCTGAGCGCATCAACGCGGAGCTGATCAAGGCTAAGCTCGTTCCGTTTCGGCCGGCCGACAACAAGCGCGTGCCAGGCCGCGGCGCGATGGGTGGCTGGGATCAGGTTCGCGGTAGGCTAGAGGGAGACGAGGACGGCCTGCCAATGCTGGTCGTGTTCTCGACCTGCGTTGACTTCATACGAACGTTGCCGTCGCTCCAGCACGATCCGCTGAAGCCTGAGGACGTTGACAGCGACATGGAAGACCACGCGCCGGATGAGGGGCGTTACGCCTGCATGTCGCGACCTT